TAAAGTGTTTAAAAGAATCTGGTGATATTGTATTTGAAAATATAAATTCAAATATTATGGGATATGTTTGGGAACCAGATACGGATAAGTATACTGTTAATACATCTTCTAAATGGAATATAACTCCACAAGAAAATTTATTATTATTGTTTCCAGCATATTTAAATCATTACGTAAGACCTAATATGAATAAAGAAGAAAGAATATCTTTATCTTTTAATATTAAATAACTATGACTAAAGCTGTAATACATTCTGTTTTTCCAATACCCATATACACTACTTCTATGGAAAGAGGACTTACAAAACAAGAATTACAATTTGTAAATGAACAAAAAAAACATTGCTTTAAAAATGAAGGAAATATTAATTCTAAAGACAGTTATATTTTAAATAGAAAAGAGTTTAAAAATATAAAAAAGTTGTTAGATAAACATTGCAAAGATTACTTAGATACAGTTATCAGTCCTAAAAATAAAGTAGAGCTTTATATAACTCAATCTTGGTTAAATTATACTGAAGTTAATCAACATCATCACAAACACGAACATCCTAATTCTGTAGTGTCTGGTGTATTATATTTAGATGCAGATGAAATTAATGATCAGATACTTTTTACAAGCAATAGGGGGTATCAACTTATGTCTCCTATAATAAATAAGGAAAAATTTAATTTATGGAACTCTGAAACTTGGTTTTTTCCTGTAAAAACAGGCAATTTATTTATGTTTCCTTCATCAACTACTCATCAAGTACAAACAAAAAAAGGTAATAATACTAGAATAAGTTTAGCTTTTAATACTTTTTATAAGGGAACCATAGGATTAGATCGTAATTTAACAGAGTTGATACTGTAGAATTATAGTGTATAATCTTTAGATGGAGGCAGGGCACCACCACATACCCCCTGCCTCTTTTTAAGGATTTTATATGTTATTAGGACAAGACGCTTTTTCGGCACAACCATTTTCAACTTCTCCATTTTTAGGGAATGTTGTAATTAATGTAGTTGGTGCACCATTAACTTTAAGTATTGGACCTGTAGGAATATCTACAACTGTTATTAATGTTGTAACTTCTTCAGATCCTTTAGAACTAAAAACAGCTCAACATGGTACTTTTACAGTACAAGGTACAGGTATTGTTCCAGCAACAAATCTTAAAACACCATTAACTTTAGGTACAATGGATGCATCATCTGCTGCTTCAGGTAGTGCTATTATCAATCCAACGAACCTTCAAAACCAATTGACGTTACGTACTAAGAATGGTATAGTGGTCACAGGTAATGCAAATGTTATTATTACTGGAGTTCCTTTAACATTAAAAGTAAATGAAACTGGAATTATAACGTGGAATGAAATTATACCAGGAGCAACAATGGTTTGGACACCAATAAAACCGTACTAATATGGCATCATCATACTCAACAGATTTATCATTAGAACTCGTAGCAACCGGAGAAAAAGCTGGTCTATGGGGTACAATCAACAATACTAATTTACAAGTTTTAGAAGCAGCTACTGCTTTTTTAGCAGTGCCTATAACAGGTACTACTCAAACATTAAGTTTAGCTGACGGATCGTCGACCGCCGATGGTAAACATTTATATTTAAAATTAACTGGTACCTTATCTGGTAACACAACTTTAACTATGCCAGCATCTACAACAGGTGGCACAGCTACTAGAGTTTTTATTATAGAAGATGCAACAGGAAGAGTTACAGGAACTAATCATACTCTTTCAATAAAAACTACAGGTCAAACAACTCCTCTTGCAATACCTTCTGGAGCTACGATGTTATTAGTTTCTAATGGTGCAACACCTGCAACTACATTAGGTGGTTTTTTAAATAATGGTTTTGTTTCTATTAATTCAGCAACTGCAACTGCTTACACAGCTGTAGCTGGAGATCAAATTTTTGTAGACACCCAAAATAATATTGTAACAATCACAATGCCTGCAGCTCCTGCTACAGGAGATGAAATAACTATTATGGATGCTTCTGCTGCAAATGGATTTGCTACAAACAAATGTACAGTAAACTTTAATAGTTTAAAATATCAGAATGCTACAACTGCCTTAGACTTAACAACAAACAATCAATCGGTTACTTTTATATATACAAATATTGCAGGTAAGGGTTGGATACAAAAATCAAACAACACATAGGAGCTAATTAATGGCTCTACAACAAATTAAATTTGCACCCGGAATTGACAAACAAGACACTAGTGTTGGAGCCGTTGGAAGATGGATTGATTCTGATAACGTAAGATTTAGATATGGACTACCTGAAAAAGTAGGAGGGTGGCAATCTTTATTACCTGATACTTTAGTAGGTGTTGCTAGAAAACAACATGCTCTTGTAGATACTTCTGGAAACAGATATGTAATTATAGGTACAGACAAATTTTTAATTTGTTATTTTGAAGGAAAGTTTTTTGACATTACTCCTTTTGATACTGATGCTAATGGAGCTGCTATTAGTTTATCTTCTACTTTTACAACTAATGTTAGTAATAAATCTGTAACAGTAACCACAGGAACTACTGCTCATGGTTTTGAAGAAGGAGATATTGTATTTTTAGATGCAGCAGTTACTCCAACAGGATCTAATTTACCTAATAGTGATTTTGATGACAAAATTTTTCAAATTATTACCGTTCCTTCTAACACTACATTTACTATTACTTCACCTACTCAAGAAGCAGGTACAGGAACATTAACAGATGGATCTTGTAATGTTAAGCCTTATGCAATAGTTGGACCCGCAGCACAGACTTATGGATATGGTTATGGTGTAGGACAATTTGGTGGAACAGTTCAAGGTTCTGCAACAAGTAGTTTAAGTGGAGTACTTGCAGCGTCAGATACAACTGTTGCTCTTGCAGATTCAAGAAATTTTACAACAACAGGTACAGCTTTAATTGGTAATTTCTCAAGTGGTAACTATGCATCTACTTCTGAATTAATTACTTATACCGGAAATACAAATGCAGCTCCTGGTAATTTAACTACAGTTAGTAGATCACAATTAGGAACTACCGCTCCAAGTAGTACGCCAACAAGTACTTTAGTTACTCAAGCAACCAATTGGACAGGTTATGGAGATCCAGTGGCAGCAGCTACTGTTACTTTAGAGCCAGGTTTATGGTCTTTAAGTAGTTTTGGTGAAGTATTAGTTGCAACAATTTCTAACGGAAAAACATTTACATGGAACTCTGGAGATGCAGCAAGATTATCAGTAAGAGCATCACAACTTACAAATAATTTTAAGACAACAGATAATCCTGATAAAAGTAGATTAACTTTAGTTTCTCCTACAACAAGACACTTAATTCATTTTGGAACCGAAGCTACTATTGGTACTCCTACTTCTCAAGAAGATTTATTAATTAGATTTTCTGAACAAGAAAATATAAATGAGTATACTATTCAAGCAGTAAACACAGCAGGTTCGCAAAGACTACAAGATGGTACAAAAATTATAGGAGCTATTTCTGCTAAAGAAAATATTTTAGTATGGACAGATAATGCACTGTACACGATGAAATTTGTAGGTGCACCTTTTACATTTGGTTTTGAACAAGTTGGTACTAACTGTGGATTGATTGGTAAAAATGCTTGCGTAGAAATCGATGGTGTTGCTTATTGGATGTCAAACAATGGTTTCTTTTCTTTTGATGGTACAGTAAATACACTACCTTGTAGTGTTGAAGATTTTGTTTTTGATGACGCCGACACTACTAAAGGTCAACAAATTAATGCAGGTATAAATAATTTATTTACAGAAGTTACGTGGTGGTATCCTACAACAGGATCAGATTTTAATAATAGATATGTAGTTTATAACTACGGTCAAACTACTCAACCAACTCCTATGGGTAATTGGTACACAGGAGTTAATACTAATTCAATTAGAACTACTTGGATGGATACTTCGGTATATCCTAAACCTTATGCTACAGCTTTTAATAATAGTGAGACTGGAAGTTTTCCAGTAGTAGGTGGTGAAACAGGTTTGGGTCAAAGTGTTTTCTTTGAACATGAAACAGGAACTGATCAAGTAAATCCAAATGGATCTACTACAACTTTAACTTCTTTTGTAGAATCTTTTGATTTTGCATTACAAACAGATCAAGGTATTGGAGAATACTTTTTATCTATGGGTAGATTTTTACCTAACTTTAAAAACTTAATAGGTAATGCAGTTATTAATGTATCTGTTACTCCTTATCCTGCACAAGCTAATAGTGATTCGTCCTTTAGTCCTTTTACTATTGACTCTGCTACTACATTTGTTAGTACTAGAGCGAGAGGAAGGTATGCAGCTATTAAAATTGAAAATAGAGCAGCAGGTCAAAGTTGGCGATTTGGAACTTTTCAAGCTGACTTAAAACCAGATGGTAGAAGATAATGACAAAGATAGCAGTAAGATTACCTGAACCTAAAAAAGAATATACAGAGGATAACCAAAGACAAATTAACAGATCTTTTTCTTCTATTGTAGAACAACTTAATTCTACATTTTTAACACAGTTAAAAGAAGATGCAGAAAGATACACATGGTTTGGACTAGGATAATATGGCAAATATATATTTAAGTGCAAAAAGAGATTTAACAACAAATACAGTTACAACTTTATATACTGTACCATCAAACTCTAGATCTATTGTAAAATCATTATTGGTTAGTAGTGATAGTGGTAGTGATACAACTATTACTGTAGATTTATTTAATGGACCTCCAGCAACATCTTCCAAATTTACTTTGTTTAATGTTAAAGCAATTGTTGCTAACACATCAGAACAATTATTAACTGAACCCTTGATTATGTTAGAAAATGAAGTATTACAAGTAACTGCAGCCGATGCAGATAGATTGTTTACAACAGCATCAATACTAGAAATAAACAGAGAGGATAGATAATGGCTATTATAGCTCAAGAAGAAGAAATTAAATATATAGAAGTAGATGGTAAACAAGTTTTAAAATATAAGCCTAGAGTAGAGATTACTATTAAACATTTAGAATCTGGAAAAGAGTATGCTTCAGAAGAAGAAGCTCAAGCAGATGTAAATAGTCCTGATACAGATACTAAACAAGAGCATATATCTAAGAGCGTACATGTTAAGGTTATTGGCCTTCCTTTAGGCACAGATACTAATATAATGTAGATTGACTAGAGTAAAAAAAACGAGTAAAATGGTTGATACTAGCTTACATTCAAGAGTTGCTATCTTGCCATTCAACAACACAATAGAGATATAAAATATGGGATTTTTTTCAGGAGTCAGACGTAGAATCAAAAAGTTAATACCTAAAGAGGTACGACCTTTTGTACCTTATTTAGCAGCAGCTATTCCAGGAGCAGGAATGGGATTAGGAGCCTTAAGTGGAACAGGTGCTATGGGATCTTTTTTAAGAGCAGGTTTAGCTAAAGGTCTTTCAGATGATGAAGCAGATTTAAAAGATATTTTAAGAACTGGTGCAATTGCAGCAACTCCACAAATGATAGATGCAGGTATAGGTAAACTTGCAGCAGGTGATGGAAGATTAGCTGAAATGTTAAACGCAACTAAAACTTTAAAAAATGGAGACGTGACAAATTCTTTTGCACAATCTGTTTCTAATATGGCCAACCCTCAAACTTTAACAGGTCAAGCTAAAATGGTAGGTGGATTGGGATCGATTGATTACGGAATCAAAGCAGCAGAATTAAATGAAGATGCATTAGCAAAATACAATGCAGACTTAGCAAGACAAGGTATCAATCCCC